GAACGAGAACCTTGCCCCGAATGTAACGGTAAAAAATATGTAATGGAGGAAACCGATTATGCTGAGCGCAAAAGAAACAATCGAATTTTGGGCGGAAAAGGTGGGGTTAGGCCGGAAGGGAAAAAACAAAAGAAAGAGGATGCAGTTCAGGGAAGCAAAAAAGCTGGAACGGCAAAGCCGATACGGAAACAAGTGGGGCAAAAAAGCCGTGGAAACCCAAAGACGAAAAAAGAAACAAATGATGAGGATACAAAAAGGAAAAGATTAAAATGACTATCATCAACTTAACAATTGCCTGGGTATTGATTAGTTTTTTATTGGCAGCGTATGCTTATTACAAAGCTAAGTGTAAATAGTTGAAATAAAACCACTTAAATATGCTTGCCAATACCATTCATCGGTAATAGATAAGCCAATATAACGCAACTCAGGAGGTCGATTTTTGAGCGAAAAGACCCAAAACCACGATATAAGGTCAGTTCAGGTCATTCCTCTTTGGTCACAGATGCCTGAGTGGTGGAAAGATCAGTACAATAACGCCAGCTCATACATCAAGATCCGGAGATATGTAATCAATCGAGCTCGTGATGTAAAATATTTTGTTCGAGCAATCTATAAACGGTTATTCTTTAAGGAAATCGACACTCTTCATTATCCAGTCAAATGTAAGTGCGGAGAAAAGTGCGACTGGGTTACCATTTCAGAATATGCTTCTTTTTGGGGCTGTTGGGAATGTGATAAGGATCTGATCTATGACCGAGGAAATTCCAGAGCTAAAACCGCTTAAAGATATTGCGGCCGGTATTGCATTTGAAACCATACTCACAACGAGCAAAGAGAATCGCGCGACTCGAAGAAGGATGGCTGAAAACTTAAAACTTCCATGGAAAAAATACCTGGAAGTGGAAGCGACAGTTTTAAAAATATACAAAAAGAAGGTTGATGAGGCAATTGAACATGACCGAAAAAGAATTAAATAAATTAATGAAGAATATTTGTGATATTAATACAATGGCATTTCCTTGGGTTGAAGTGCTCTTATGGATAGGGATCGTTGTGATAGTGGCAGCTCTTTTTTCATTATAACTCACAGTATTGAGGCGAAACCGGATGAAGGTAATTAAGGGCGGAAAAGATAAACCAAAGCCAAAAACAACACCAAGAATTTATGACCACGAGGCTATCGCGAAAGATCTTGCAGCCGGAATGTTATCGATCAGGGAAATTGGACGTAAACACGGCTGTTCACCCGCAACAGTTTTTAAGGTGAAAAAAAAGAGAGGCATCGAAAGAGATTTATCACCAAGGGTTAGAGAGAAAGTTCGTGCAAAATTGGTGGGGAAAAAAGCAAAGGTAAACAGTAAACAAGTAAACGGCAAACAAGATCAAGAGAAGTTTGAGACAGAAGCAATTGAAGAGGCCGCAAAAGAGGGCGTTAAGATAATAACGAGACACCGGCGTATCATTGAAAAGTGTACGGTGGTGGCAAATCAATTCTTGGAAGAGCTCAAAAAAGATAAGATTGTTGCCAAGATCACGGACAAAGGTAAGAAAATTTATACTAAAATACCAGCAAACCAAAAATCTGCACTCTTCAATTCTGTTACCATCGCTGCAAGCCGTTTGATCCCCTTAGAAAGATTATCTTTTAATTTGGATGATGCACCCGCTAAAATGCCAGAGGGAGAGGGCGTACTTACAGCATTTCCTTCCGGTCCATTAACCCTTTCCGAATGGGAAAAACAGATGAAAGAGGCCGAGATAAACCGTGAAAAAAATAATACTGATACTGGTAGTTAGCTTTATGGCTTTCTGGATACCACAACCAGGACCACAATTAGAAGCGTCCACCTGTCCGGTGGATTTTACCTTTTTTGGTGGTTCCAGGGGTGGAGGGAAATCAGATTGCTTACTTGGCCGGCAGCTCAGAGGCGCAGAATTATATAAAGGTCACTGGAACGGCCTGATGTTAAGGCGGAAATATAAAGAGTTCCAGGAAATGCGCCGAAGAATCGATATTTTAATTCAAAACGGTTTACCGGCAGAGCGCATAGGCGGCGATCAGCAAACAAATTATCTTAGGTTTAAAAATGGAGCTCAATCGATCTTAACGGCCATTGATCGGCTCGAAAGGGTGAACGACCATGTTGGACAGCAATATACCGAAATAGGCGTTGATGAGTGTACGACGTTTCCTTTTTTCACTAAAATGGTGGATAAACTAAAAGGTTCTTGCCGTTCACCGTATGGAGTTCCGTGTCATATGTTCGGGACCGGCAATCCTGGTGGACCAGGACATAATGAAGTTAAGGAATATTTCAAACTTGGCACGGATTCAGGCATAGATCCGAAAACCATCATGTATCACAAGCTGGAAGGAGGATTTCAAGAGACAAGGATATTCATTCCTTCCTTTTTAAAAGATAATCGCATCTTGTGTGAAAATGATCCACTTTATGTTGCACGGCTTCTTTCAATCAAGGATCCTGCACTTAAAAAAGCCTGGATCAAAGGTGATTGGGATGTATTTATCGGCCAAGCGTTTAATCTTACCAGGGAATTTCATATTATCAAGCCTCTTCCGGTCCCTGATTATGCGCCTATTTATATGACATTTGACTGGGGATTCGGGGCCCCATTTTCAATTGGCTGGTGGTGGATCGATGCAGACAACAGAGCTTATCGCTTTTCAGAATGGTACGGATGGAACGGAACACCAAACGAAGGTTTAAGGATTGAAGATTCAATTATTGCCAAGGGAATTATAAAGAGAGAGAAAGACCTTGGAATTAAGGACAGAGAGATAATCAGGCTGGCCGGAAACGATTGTTTTAATAAAAAACCTGATTATAAAGGTGGTGGGCAGGGACCGAGCACGGCAGAAGTTTTCAGAGCTGCAGGATTAAAATTAAGGCCGTCTGATGCAATGAGAACCTTAAAGATCAGACAGTTTCGTGAACGACTGATTATTCCAGAAGATTCAAAACCGATGATGCTGATTTACGATACTTGCAAGGAATTTATCAGGACCATACCGGCGCTATGTTCTGATGATACAAATCCGGAAGATATTGATACTCAGCAAGAAGATCATATTTATGACGAAGCGTGTCACATTTGCATGGCACGGCCATTAAGTTTAGTTCCTTCCGAAGCGGCAAGAGCAGAAGACAAAAAACGAGTTGCAGCGACAAGAGCCAAACTTCCTGAAATTGCACAAGCGGCCTGGTCGGAAATTGACGAGCTCCGGAAAGAACTTAATGAAAACGAATATGAGGATTATTAAAGGAGAATTTAACCATGAACGTCAACGCAATCAGAGTTTACGCAGTAGAATTTGAAGAAGGGGAAAGTGCTGTCATGACCGATTTATTCCCAGGCGAAAGAATTTATAGCGTTACTCGATTAAGCGACGAGCCGAAAATATTTAGGGTTGAAACAGCCCTTTCAATTCAAGGTGATGAAAACGGGAAATGGGTTGAGCCGATCCAGGGTTCAATGACCATCGACGGACAATCCAAAGCTGATGAAACAGAACCGGATCCGGACGTAAAAGCAGAAGAGGAAGAAAATAATGGAAACCCAATATAACATTCTAATATTATGCGGTATCTGCATATACCTTTTGATTATGAATATTGTCGAGAAGTGGCAGCATACCAAAAGGGAGAATGATTTCATTAACCGGCTTATGGCCAATTCCCACGATGATTATGTGAGGAACAAGGTTATTGCTTCATCTAAACCCCAAAAGTCTGAATATATCGGGGAGATAGATACCAAACCGAACGATGATTTACAGGTCGATTAATCTAATCCTTTAAGAAAGGTGCGGTATATGAAAAAATATTCCAGCATAATAACCGTTATCGTTTCCCTGGTGGTTATTTTTACCGCAGGGTTTGGGGCTGTCTCTTATTTTGCCAAAGCAGACGATCTTAACACCTTAAAATTGGTGATGAACTATGGATTTTTGGAAATCAGAGCTAAAGCCTTGCAGGAAAGAATGTGGGATCTGGAAAAACAATATGGCATAGCTAAGAGCCAGTGGCCAGCGCACGTTAAAACGGAATATCTTAAACTTAAAGAAGAACGTGAGGCCATTTTGAGAAAGCTGGACATTATCTATGCAGAACAGCAAAAGAAGGGAAAAGGATAATGCGAGACGTATTGGACCGATTTGTATTGTCAAGGGATGATCCTCTTTATGTTGATAAGATTTTTCCGTGGTATTTTAAGCCGGCTGGTCCTGATAACCTGAAATGGGGAAGACGGGATTGCCCTTATTGCTTTGCCTCATTTTCCGTGGTGAAATTAAGAAAACGTTATAGATGCTCAAGATGCAGAAAGATGGTGAAAATATGCCAAAGAAAACACTTAGATCCGTCCACGATACTCTAAAACCGAAAGCAGACATATCTTCTTCTTTTAATCCAGAGGGATCCGGTTACGATTATGAGACAGCCAAGAAATCCGGAATGAAACGTGATAAACGTGGACACATGGGGAGCCGTGACCCAAAGACCGGCAAATTACTAAAAGGGCGCAAGCATAAAACGTGGGATAAACTTGAGAAGGGCGAGAAAAAAGCAGGATACCGAGTATTCAAGAAGGGCAAAAGATATTATTCTGAGCAAGAAAAACATTAACCTTTCTACTTAAAAGGAGGTAGAGAAATGGCAAAGGAAAAGAAAAAACAAGTGATTGTAGATGATCCGTGGGCGTATAGATCCGAAGGGATGCGTTGTGGAACCTGCATGTGGTATGTCAAGAAAATGGCCAAGGAAACAGAAACCGGTGAAGTGATTATGGAGATCGGTCGGTGCAGACGACATGCCCCTTCAATGAACGGCTATCCAGTTGTTTATTCCGATGATTGGTGCGGAGATCATAAGCTCAACGAAAACGCACTATAAAAGAGGTAAGCTATGAATTCGAAAACAGCTCCGGTAGACAAGTTAGACGAAGCGTATGTGATCAGGACCGTCGAAGAGTTCTTTAATTTCGATCAGGATCTTTATATTCAAATGCTCCACCGAATCACCTTTCGCAATATCCTTTATTACATGGGTGAGCAATGGATGAACTGGGCAAAGAAAGAACAAATGTTCAGGCGTATTATAAAGAAAAACTCACTCCCCACCCCCGTATCAAATATCATTCGAGATTATGTTCGATCCATGAAAGCGCTTATCCTCAATAAAGACTTTTCCGTTTCAGTATGGCCAAACAGCGATGATGTTGAGGATGCTCAAGCCGCAAAATTAGGTGAGCTGGTCCTGAAAGATATGGAAGCGGCCAACGATGAAGAATTCTTAGACGAAAAAGAAAAGGTGGCCATGTGGGTTGTATTGGCCGGCACGACGTTTTTTCGTACTTTTCCGGAGCTGGATCGAGGGCAATGGTATCTTGACGACAATGGCGATATGATGAAAACGGGTGAAGTTGTATCCGAGAATGTTTCATTATTTAATGTTTTCGTTGATGTAATGGGCGAAACCCTGAATAAAAAGCGTGCGGTGGGTGTTCAATCTGTTAAGCCGAGAGAATGGGTTGAAGATACTTTTAAAATAAATTTAACCACTGACGAGGCGGAAAAGGCCACAAACTATCAAAAGAAACTCATGAAAATGGTGGCAAGCGTTTCTCCTTGGAAGGGATCCGGCTTAGAAACATTATCTGATGTTGAGGATGATGATATGGTTATTTTCAAGGAAATTGAGTATAAGCCCGATATGAGATATCCGAACGGCCGATATGTTGCCACTTGTTGCGGTCAAAAGATGTTTGCCCACGATAAAATGCCTATCCCGATTGATGAAAACGGAAAATGGGAATACACCTGTACCGATTTTCATTATTACTATGTCCCTGGTCGCTTCTGGTCTGACGCTGGTGTAAATGACCTGATAAGCCCACAAAATACCATTAATCAAATAGATCAGGCTCTTGAAGTCAACCGGAAGTCACTGGGGCGCAGCATGGTTACTATGACCTCAGATATTGAAATAAAGAAAATATCTGATTACGGTGAGCATTTACTCCTTCTTAAATTTGATGCTATGACATCTGGTGGCCAAAAACCGGAATTTAGACAGGGGATACCATTACCGGCACAGATTCTTGATGAAAGACAGGCTCATAGACAGGTAGCTCAGGAAGCCGCAGGAGATCCAAAGAACGTTATGCGAGGTCAGGCTCCAAGTGCTCAAGCGTCCGGTGTGATGGTTGACACTCTCAGGGAAGCAGCCGAGCAAGGCCATACTCCTGATGTTATGAGGTTTTATCGTGGAATCAAGAGAACAAAACGGAAAAGTCTCATCCTGGCCAAACATTTATACAGCGAAGAGCGTATGCTTAAGGTGTCAGGCAAAGGTAAAAAGATCGAAATACGCAAATTCAAGGGTTCAGATCTAAGAGATAATACTGATGTTCGACTTGAATTGAGCTCCGGCATTTCATCTACAAAGACCGGTCAAGTTCAAATGTTCCTTAAATTGATCGAGGCAGGATTCTTTTCCGCACAGTCTGAATTAGAGCCTGAATTCAGGGACGAGCTTATGAGAAGAATGGGGCTTTCAGGTTTTGCCGATAAGACCAATGCAGACGTACAACGAGCACAGCACGAAAACTCACAGATCGCAGACGCAAACGAAGAGGACCGTTTTGTTGATGTTGAAGTGGATGCTGGTGGAGGTAAAAAACTCATAGTTTCGATTATTCCTGGAATATATTTGAGCATGAACGATCCCAGGGGAACAGAAGAAGAGCCACTTGAAACCATTACTTTGTCTGATGATCCTAAATTCAAGTATGATAACCATGTGATTCATTTCAATATTCACCGAGACTTTATCATCGGTGCTGAATTCAGAGAGCTGTCGCCGGATGCAAAGCAAACCTTGATAGGTCATACGGACCTTCATAAATTTGGCATGAAAGCGCAGATCGAAGAGGCCATGCAGCAACAAATCGCTATGCAGGAGGCAGCAGGAGGCCAGAAACCAGCGAAATAATCAAAAACAGTTGACAACCCTATAAATATATGACTAAAATCAAATGTAAAAAATGTGGTACATTTCTTTTAAAAGCGGCAGGGGAGATAGACATTGAAATAAAGTGTCGAAAGTGTAAACAATTCAACAAGTTTAAAGAGCGAATAGTTCCGTTTACGTTGATTTACGGCAAGAAAATAGCCGTAGTAAAATAAAGACATAACAATTCCACAGAGCTTCAAGAAGGCCATGCAGGGATAAAACCCAGCGTGGCCTTTTTTATTAATAACAACAGTTATGCAACATATTCATATTATGACTATTTTGCACGACGAAGGGAGGAACATCATGGGAGAAGAAGGAACAGAAACAACAGCATTAGAGGACGGCACTAAAGCTGGTGTCGAGGATTTAACGGAAAAGATCGTTGAGGACACCACTGATATTGACAAAGCCGGAAAAGAAAAAGCTGGCGCACTATCAGATGATGATAAGGCAGGAATCAAAACAATCAAAGGTCTTCTTGATGAATATGAGATTAGTTCACCGGAAGAACTTAAAACGTTTGTTGCGAAACTGGCAACCCTCAAGGATGATGTTGGCGATGCCAATCTTGAAGAGCTCAAAGAACATTCAGCCCTTCTAAAAAGGTATCAAAAGGTATGGGCGGAGGATAAGGAGAAGGAAAGGGAAGATAACGAAACGCCAGAGGAAACGATTGCCCGATTAAAAAAGGAAAAACTGGAAGAGCGCAGAAAGTTCAAGGAGCAAGAAGCTGAACAAGAAAAATTTCAGGAAAATAAAAGGGCTCTTACCTTCTTTACTAATACGGTCAAATCAACCATTAAGGCGCAAGAGGATCTTCCGGCAGCATATCACAACCATTTGACTGAATTCCTTGGTATTGAGAACGAAATCCATGAAATCGATCTTGAAGATAAAACTGCAATCAAGCGCATTACAAAGTCTGCAGCTAAAAAGATCATGGCTTTCGAGCAGGACGTTATCAAACGTTATATCAAAGGTAAGGCCAAAGTTGTGAAAATGACCACTTCTTCTGACTCAACCCCTCCTGAAACTAAAAAGGTAAAAACCCTTAAAGAGGCCAGGGGCATTTTAAAGTCAAGGCTTGATAAAATCTTTAAATAGCCTCCGGTAAATAAGGAGGAAATATAATGGGAGTAGACTACACAACTCTTACAGCGATTGAGGATACCCTTAAACTTGTTTATGGTGAAGGGTTGACCAATCAGTTCGCTGATGAGAAAACAACTTACAATTTGTTTCCGAAAACTGGCCGGTCCCCAAAAGGGCTTGGTTATGAATTCGGAATTCGTTACGCCAGAGCGCAGGGTGTTGGCGCAAGGCGAGAATCCGCTAATCTGCCTGATCCGTTGGCCATCAAACCGGATAAAGGGAAGATTTTACCAAAGTACGTTTATGGTTCAATCCGACTTACCGGACCTTCGATCGAAGCGGCAAAGGGAGATGTTGCGGCATTCGTTGATGCACTTTCTGATTCGATTGATGATATTTATAAGAGTATCGTTGTCGATCTTAACAGGATGTCTTGTGGTGACAGTTTTGGTTTACTGGGAACATTGTCAGAAGCCTCAGATGCGCTTACCACATCAGCGACAACCTGGACAGTCACCATGGATAATGATCTTGGAGTATCAAGATGTATTCCTGGCATGATTGTTGACTTTTACACCGGTGGTACAACCATCGATCAATCTGCTGCTGCAAGCCGTATCGCAGAAGTTCATCCTTCAGGCAAAACCCTTGAGATGGAATTCAATGATAGCACCTACTTGGCAAACCATCCAATCGTAGCAGCTCAGAGCTATACCGTTGCCACTGATGCAGTTGCCGATGCAGCCGAAATGGTCAGAATCGGCGCGAGGGAAGCGGCACATGCCACAACCGACGTATCTACCGAAATGATGGGACTTGAAGGTATTTATGACGACGGCACATTGCTTGCAACCTTTGAGAATATTACCGTTGCCACTTATCCCGAGTGGAAAGCAAGCGTCCTTGGAAATTCGAGCGTAAACCGTGAACTTTCCCTGGACTTAATGCTTCAAGCTCTTGATCTTTCGAGAACAAGAGGCGGCGATAATGTCCAGTGTATCCGAATGGGCTTGGGCCAGCGTAGAAAATATGCGAACTTGCTCATTCCTGATATTCGCTTTACACCAGGAACCCTTGAGGGCGGTTATGAAAGACTGACCTTCTCCGGTGGTGATGGATCCGTGAAAATGATTATAGATCCGGCACTTCCACCGAATAAAATGTTCTTTGAGCCTAATGGCGTTATTGAGAAGTTTGAAATGACTCCACTGGGTTGGGGTAACATTGATCCTGGTATGCATCAGAGAGCAGGATTTGACGAGTACGACAGATTTCTCAGGATCTACACTAATGTAGGAACCGAGAAGAGAGCTTCATTGACTCTTCTGAAAGATCTTGTCGAACCAGCTCTTTATACCTAAGATTTATTGATTAAAATCTTCCCCCTGGTTTCGGCCAGGGGGTTTTCCTTAGTATCCTCATTTTGAGGGGTAAACTATTAAAAACAAGGAGAAAATCTAATGATATTTAACAGAAACATAGCGCCAGGAGCAGCTATTGACCTTAGCAAAATTCAGGGAATGGGAGCCGATGGACCGTTTATCGGCGAAGTTCATTATGTTGCAAAATCAGGAATCCAGGCGAGAACATGGCTTGGAGGCCGAGTGCCTGGTGATCATCTTCACAAAACTCTTGATGCTGCACTTGCATCTTGCGTGGCAAGCAGGGGCGATACGATTATTGTTGCTCCCTACCATACTGAAACCATTACAGGAGCCGGAGGAATTACGCTTGACAAGGCTGGCGTTTCAATCCGTGGTTTAGGCCGGTACGATGCTCGACCGACATTTTTAATGGACGGTGCGCTCTGTTCCATGCTGGTCACATCGGCAGATATGGGGTTAGATAACTGCGTTTTTAATTCTGGACATGCAGATCTGGCCTATTTTGCTCTTGTTACTGCCAAAGGTTTTCATTTTACCAACAACCGAGTTGGTGAAAACGTTGCCACAGAAAACTTTAAAATAAGCATTTCAGCAGGAGCCGCCGACAATGACCATGATGGTTTACTGGTTGCCGGAAACGACTTTGTAAGCGTGGATGCGGCAAATACCGGTTGTGTTGTTTTAAACAAAGACAATCAAGATGTTAAGATTCTTGACAATAATATATTGGGCAACTTTGGAGCGTCACCATACGCACCTATTCTCATGCCTGATGATGAAATTCCTGTAAACATCGAAATTGCCTACAATAAAATTCACAATCAGCACAATGCTAATGCTGTTGTTGGTATTTCTGTACTTGAAGCGGTCGGAACCGGTACTATTCACCATAACTTAGCTTATGGTCTTGATGTTGCCGGCGCTACTCCGTTTCTATGCGGAGCGACAGGAATCGCTTGTTTTGAAAATTATTATATCTTTGAAGGTACCACTTCTGCTTATCTGATGCCTACTGTTGGCACACCGGCATAAGAGGATATAGTATGATTCATTACACACCTGATAGAGTTTTCGTAAAGGACATTAAGGACTTAGATCCTAAACTTGGGTGTAAGTTCGAGCCAAAGCACGGTCATTTTGTAGTGACTTATGATCGTGTTGTTGGTGGACCAGTTCCTATCTGCATGGTAAAGGGCAAAAACGGTGAATTCAGACAGCCGGATAAAAGAGATCTTGATTTTATTAAATCCGGTGATCGAAACAACGTTGATGTTGAGTCAAGACTCAGAAAATCGGCTCAATACATGGAGAAAGCGAGGGAAAAAGCAAAGAAAGACGCATCCGACAATATCCGCAACATGACCAAAGATGGGAAAATTCAGCTTGCAAACAAGTTTTCTCAATTGGCCGGTGGCGGAAAAGGTAATTCAACCTTTCGGAGAATTAAGCCCAAGTTAAAAGGAACGGTCGTCAATTAATGGCCTCACGTGGGGCATTTGCCTCCTTTTAGGCTGGTCGGGTGGATAAGGAGCGTGATGCCACCTGTTCACTCGACCAATATAACTCATTCATACCTTTATTAATGTCTGATACAGTCATTATTTAAGGGAAAGGAGAAAAACTATGGCCACAACACTATTTAACCCAACAAACGAGGTACTTTCAGCACAGCACATTGGAATAACCACCACGATCAATAAATATCCGGAAAAAGGACACATGGTCAAGGTGGATGATGCCAAAGCTCGACATCTTTTAAACATTCTTGCCCCAAGGGGTTTGACAACTCTTGATTTCGGAGATGAAGGAGAAGCTAAGAAAGTAAAAGCAGAAGAGGGCAAAAAACGGAACAAGGAATTCAAACTGAAACAAGTTGTTGACTTTAATCAGTTGAACCAGGCCAATGAAAGCCGAAAACTTCCGTACCTTCCTCCGACAAAACAACTCAAAAGCTATTCAGACGAGTTGGGAATCAAACTTATTGCGCCTTATGAGCTTCCTGATATTGAAAAGAGTAAGATCAGCAAACTAAAGAAGGAAGTTGATGATAAAAACGTTCAGCTCGAAGAACAGGCCGGTCAAATAAAAGAAATGTCCGGTCAAATAGGCGAGCTTATGATGCTGGTCAAAGGACTTACAAAGGTAAGTGAAACTGAGGATCCGAATCCCGAGAAAACCGAAGTTGAAGAAGCGGTTAAATTTCGACGACTTAATAAAGCACAGTTCACGGCATGGATGAAGAAAAACTGGGAAGAAATACCAACATATCCGGTTGAGATTCAGGAAGAAATAAGAGAGAAACACGAAAAATTGTTCAAAGAGCCTTTTCCAGAGTCTAAGCCGGAATAAAATGAGGACTCTATGGGAACTTACGAAAATTGTTATCAAATTATTGGGGATGTACGCCGTGATATTAACGAATACAGCGAGGCGTATGTCCAGGGTGCAGATGTTGGAAAATTCACAAATGAATTAATCACCCAAAAAATAAACCTTTCTCAACATTTCATATTCAACCTTCTTTTTAAGCGCAAACCCCATCTATATTTGGAAGAGACAACCTTAACGGCTGTTAATTCTGTTTTCACTCTACCAGCTAATTTTGCACATCTTGTATGGTTCAAGGATGATAATGGCATTCCTGTTAAGGAAATCGGTGTCAAAGATAAAACTCCTTCCGGAAAATCGTTTCTCCATTATTATAGAAAAGGAAATACTCTTGTCTTGGAAAAAGCTGGCTCTACTAAAACGTACACCCTTTATTATAAATGGAAGCCAAGAAAAATACTTTCCGGAAAAGCAACTGCAGGAGCAGCTACTTCAATTACCCTTCCCACCACGGCAAGCAAACTTGTTGATTTCTATAATAATATGCTTATTGAGAATATTACAAAAGACTGGGTTGATACGATAACGGATTATTCCACGGCAAGGGTAGCAACAATCACCGAAACGGCCGCACAGGATGATTATTTTGGTCTTGTTCCTGAATTACCAGAAGAATTTCACCATTTACTTGCCCCGAGAGCTTCTATGCTGATTCGTGCATCCAGCCCACTTGCTCAGAAAAAAGTTGATAAAGTTGAAATGGATTTATACATGGAAGATTTTATTGAAACTTTCCGAGCATTTGCCGGACAGAGCGACGATCAGGATTTTAGCGAAATATTCAGCGATTTTGAAATAGGCAATGCCAATTTAGGTATTAGCATTTAGAGGTAAAACATGCTTAAACCATTGACTCCGATTAAGGCTAATCCGGTCCAGGGCGGAGCTGTCACGGTGAGAAATGCAGCACAGCTTCCTTTTGGTTCTTATTCCATGGTCCAGAATATCAGGGGAAAACACCCCAATTTCATTAAACGGCCTGGGCAAATAAAACTTCACACGACCGCGGACGGATCAAACGAAGTTCTTTCCATTCATCAGTTCAAAAAATCACAAGTTGATGAGAATTATATATTTGCTCAAATGTCGGACGGTGACATTCTTGCAGCAGCAAACGAGCCCCCAACAGTGACTACTGGAGTTTTTGGAAGCGAGGTTTTTGACGGAGGAATTAATCAGATTCCTGCAGCTTGGAGTGTTCAGGGTGACAAGTTGATTATGTCAAATGGTGTCGATCAGCATCAGATATATTGTGGGGTTGAAAGTTTTGTTGAAAAGTTCATAGTTTATAAAGCGCCTACTCCAATTCCGGATATTCCTGGTGGTGGTGTTGACTATTCCACGGAGGTAAGAAATAACAGGGCTGTTTATGCAACGTTTTCCAGTATGTCAACAGCTCATGCTCTTTATATTTGTGTGCCTGTTCCGGCAAAAGCCTTTGGGTTTGTGGTAACCACTCCCAATACCGCTACTTTAACAGCGGCAATTCAATATTATAATTCATCTACAGGATGGACCGCCGTATCTAATTTTAGTGATGGAACTGCCTCTGGAGGGATAGCTTTAGCACAAGACGGCGATATGACGTTTACCGCGCCTTCCGTTAAAGAAACAGACTCGACGGAAGGACTCATTCCACGGTATCAGTTTGGGAAAAGCGGTTTTTGGTATCGAATTGTTTTTAGCAACTGGACATCTAACAATATTCAAATAAAAACAGTAACATTTCAGTCAGACTTTCAAAACATTATCAATGTGTGGGATGGGGTTATTCCGCCAGCCGTAGAAGTTTTGGTTGGAGATTATATAGAGTCTCAAACGCCGGACGTATATAGAACCTATGGAAGCGGGGCGGTAGATATTGGAAGTTTGACAGCGCAAAGCGAAATAATCATAGGAACAAACGATCCGATAGAGGGGATATATATAGACCTTGGAAATACACCGTGTGACGATTCAAAGGCAATTAGAGAGATTGACTTTTGGGATGGAGATGGATTTGATTATATATATGCCCTTGATGTCGGAGAAGGTGGAGAAGGTGCAGTGAGTGACGGCACAAACGGCCTTCAGCAAAGTGGCTGGATAACCTTTGCGAGAAAACCGGCACAAGCATCACAGTTTCAGCAAAACCGCAACTATGCTTACTGGTATAAACTAATTTTCAACACCTCAATAGATGCAGATGTTGTCATTGCGATAGATGTTATGCCATATTTTGATATAGCCGATCTTGGAATAAGCCAGTGTAATACAACATGGAAGGACCGGACGGTATATAGTTTTGATCAATATGGAAATTATCTTTATCTTTCTAAAAGGGGTGCGCCGTTAGTTTTAAATGGATCTGATTACGGAATATTAAGAGCTGGTGATGGGCGAAGTAATAAAATCGTAAACATGAAGAGTTATAAAGATACTTTGATGGTGTGGCAAGCAGAAGAGGGCGTTGAAGGTGGTTGCGTAACGTTATTTTCAGGGACCACTCCGGTAACTATGACGAGAACCGTTCTTTCGTCAAGAATTGGCACAATGAATGCCAAAACGGTTGAAATCGTTGAGGGTGTCGAAACAGCGACAGCCGATAAAGCCACTTCCCTTGAAGATAAAATTGCCACTTTGGTATTCTTTTTATCCATCAAAGGCGTATGTGTTTCAAACGGTTACACTATTTCTATTATTTCTGATGATATTCAAAACTATTTTGATCCCACAAAGCCAGAAAGTATTAGGCGAGGATATGAGCATAAAATGTGGTTGAAATACGATTCAGCCTATGGCGTTCTCAGGCTTGGTCTTGTTTCTGGATCCTTGGCCACAAAAGCAAATGTATTTCCGGTATATGATCTAAAAGATAAAACGTGGTCATTCGACGATTTGGGGCAGAAATTTTCTTGCTTGGCTGAATGTGAAGCCGGATCCGGCAACGTTCCAGCCCTTCAACTTGGTGGTGGTCAGAGTGATGGAACTATTTACCAGTCAAATTACGGTCTTAACGATGTCAATGAAGCGGTTGACTCTTATTCCAAGATGGAACTTAATTTTAATGGTGAATTAATCAATATTGAGGAATTCCTGATAAGATTCGCAGCACAGGAATATGGCGAAGTTATTATTGAATTTTTAAAAAATAATCTGTCTGAGTCGAATAAGGTCATTTCGATGCTTCCGGAAAAGCCTGGGCAGATCGTATCAAGAGCACGATTTAATACCAATATAACCGATCAAAACATTTCAGTTAAAATAAGTGCTGGTGAGTTCAATACCGAAATGGAGCTCATTGAAGTTGGCATGAAAACAAATGTTTGGAGCGAGGCATGAAAAACTGGAAAAACCAATTTATTGAGGTTACGGAAATCGAAGCAAAGCCAGGTGAAAAGATCATTTCACCGGCAAAGCATGGAATTCCGTTAAAAAGGGGAAAAGATTATGCCAGGAGTCATAAAAGAAACAGCAACCGAAAAAAGTAGTTTTAAGATAACTGCTACATTTTACGACGAATCAGGTAATGCCGTTGCTCCCGACACAATGGCTTGGACTTTAACCGACGATGCAGGAGCGTCTATCATTAACAGCCGAGAAGATGTTGCAATAGTTGCACCGGCTTCCACCGAAAGTTTTCTGTTATCAGGAGATGATCTTGCCGTTGACGGAAACGCAAAAACAAAGAGAAAGCTGACATTTCAAGGCACTTATACGTCGGCTGAGTTTGGAGCAGGGCTTCCTCTTAAAGATGAGGCAACTTTATTTATCATACCCATAACCATAATATAGGCAAATAAATGAAGTATGATATTGATTATTTTGAAAGAACTTTAAGGCTTAACAGTTCGACGGCTGAAAAAATATCTGCTATAAGATGGAATTTTGTAAATTTATGTGATGCAAAGCATGTTCTTGATTTTGGCGCAGGAATTCCATGGTTCAGGGTGTTTCGTCCTGCAGGAGTTGAGGTTGATACTTATGATATTGGGGTGGCTCCGCAAACTGGGATAACAAGAGAAAGATATGATCTTATTACGTTTTGGGACGTTCTTGAACATCTGGAAGATTTAACCCTGGCAAATGCCATGATAAGCTGCTCAAAGTGGGTAGCAGTGACGGTTCCGATTCTTCCGCCAGGAATTCTTTTGCACGAATGGAAACATTATAAACCAGGGGAGCATATCTGTACGTTTACAGATCACAGCATTATTGAATTTTTTGATAAACGAGGTTTTGAACTTGGCATAAAGGGGCATCCAGAATGTGAAATCCGGTCCGATATTGGATCTTATCTATTTGGAAGGAAATAATTGGAAAAATTAATAATAAAGCATGGTCTTGATGTTGGAGATACGGCCATGATGACAATCGCAATCAGAGATTTACACCTGGCTCACCCGGGTAAATATGAAACAGACGTTAGAACAAGGTGGCCGGATTTATGGAAAAATAACCCATATATTACACCGATTAATGACGGTGAGGGCAAAACGCTTGATATTGGGTATCCATTGATACAGAATTCAGGTTCTATGTCGTTTTCAGACGGTTTCAGACTGGATTTAGCTGATCAGTTAGGAATTGATATTCCTCATACATCAATGAATATTGATCTGCATATAACCAATAAAGAAAAACAGCGTAATGTGGTTCAGGAAAAAACAAGTTATTCAGGTAAATATTGGGTTTTAAACGCAGGATATAAAGCCGATGCAATATTAAAATATTATCCATTTTGGCAAGAGGTTGTTGAAGAGCTCAAAAATAAGGTTCAGATCGTTCAGGTAGGGACGAATAACGATGCTCATCCGGAATTAACTGGAGTGTTCAGCCTTATTGGAGAAACGAGCCTGAGAGATCTGATAACCATTATTTACCGATCCGATGGAACCATTGGACCGTTATCCTGTCAATTTATCCTGGCAACGGCCTTTAATAAGCCGTCTGTCATTGTTGCCGGAGGAAAAGAGCCCCCACGGTGGCAAATGTATAATTGTCACAGATACCTAAGTGTTTGTGGCTGTCTAAAGTGTGCGCCTGAAAATGGGTGTTGGACGGCGAAATTCGAGGATTGCAAGTCAAGAGTTGGCGGCGTTCCAAGATGTTACGCCATGATTAGTCCCAAAGAAGTCGCGCGAAATGTTCTTTTATACTACGATGGTGGGATTTTATCGTATTAAGAACGGTGGAGGTTTGAAATATTAAGAAAATTTTAGCCATAGGTGGAGCTGTCATAAAAACCGCTAAAGAAGAATTACTTGCAGCCGTAAAGGATGACAAAATTGAAATGTTAATCCATAATGGCGGTTCAATATTCCATGACTTCCAAAGGGTGATTGATAAAGATTTAAAAACACACTCTTATCCGATTGACAAACTATTGGAATCATTTGAATGTAATAGACCAACATCTGAATTGGTTTGGAAATGGTTAGCAAGCAAAAAAGATCCGATTCAAATGGATATGCTATCATCTTTTGCGCCACAGGGCTCAGTAACAAGATTATGTGAAGATATGGATATCCCTATTCTTCTTTTTACAATGCCTGGTGCTGATTTTTGGCATCATTTTGATATTGCCGAATGGAATCAACTTGGAGATGTTTCTCAATCATGTTTTAACACATTAAGAATAAGGTTTATACAAGACAATTTCCATTTTGTTAATATGGGTTCGGCTGTAATGCATCCAGAAATCTTTATAAAAGCCATAGCGTTATCTAAACCGAAAAATTTTAAAGCAGATGTTGTAGACTTTAAAGAAATGTATAGACCTAGGACAAGGGTGGCTATATTTGGTAAATATTTTAAAATGACACACAAAGAATATTTTGCAAAAGTTGTGTAACATATTTGCATGGCAACTATTTTACACAACGAAAGGAGAATCAAAATGGAAGGGAAAAAAGAGGCTGAAAACAAGGAAGTTGGTAAGAAATTAGGAATGGTTGTTAAAACTCAAACGGCAGAAAAAAAGATCTATGCCGAAATGAACGAGCAGATTGAACTTGCAGAAAAATCCGGTAGTTTTATGATAGCAATCTCTCGTAAAGAGGGCGAAAAACTTTTCCACTGGCAGGGAACAATAAGATTTCCGCAGGAGGATATTCCCCATAGCCTGAGAAAGCACCTTCAAAAAGTGCCGAATACTCAGAAAGAGACAGGGAACGTCCGGAGGTTTGGCCCACCCAAGGATTAAATGGAACTTATCACGAGCTATGCCAGTAAAAAGGTAGCTGATTATCTTATTTTGGAAAAACCAAGAAAGGTATGTCTCATTTTTTGGCATGGCCTTGGTGATGTGATCATGTTTTTACGTCCACTGGCTGAATTGAGGGCGTTATTTCCTGATACAAAAATAGATATTGCGCTACAAGATGGAGTTGGCCAGGAAGTCCTATTTGAAGGTGGGCTCCTGATAACTTCACCCAACGAAGCGATCGATGGATATGAATACACCTTTCAGATCCACTTCCCAATGTGTGAGCACCTTAACGGGGCTTACACGAAACAAGGCTGGTGTTGTGTTCAAGAATTGGGAATAGATCCTGTTGATGATTACCCCACACTCCCCAAACATGAAAGTAAGCTAGTAGCCTGTCATTTTCAGGCAACTGCCCTGCCTGATCCTATCAACCCCACAAAAGAAACGGCAGAAGAGATATGGAATGAGATTATCGAATCCGGTTTTATTCCTATCGAGGCGTTTTTTCAACATAAATATTATAATCCGGTAAATAAAAAGTTCGGTTTCATTGACTGTACGACAAGAGGCGCAAAGCCTTCTGTAAAAACATTAATTGGACTTTATCAGCATTGTGCGGCTTCAATTTGTGTCGCTTCTGGTAATTTGCCGGTCAGTTTAGCGGTTATGCCTGAAAAAACGCTTTATTTACAGAAAACGTATTGCATTGATTGTTATACTAAACAGAACGTTGCGTCGGTTGATATTAACGATTACGAGAAAGGAAGCGTAAAAAATTGGCTCGTCAAATTATAGTTTTAGGTATGGCGAAAAGCGGAACGTTGCATATCGCTACATTATACAGAAAGCTATTTGAGGCAAACGGCATTAATGGAATTGCCCAACATCAAAAAGGGTTTGGCCTCATATCTCCTGATGTGAATTTTATCGATTGCGATTGGAGCAAAAGCCCAAAAATTGGAAAAATAGCAAAAGATTATCCTTATGCACGATTTATTATCTTATATCGCAGGGTTTTAGAGAGTTGTGCCTCTTTACACAATTATTATTTGGGAAAGGGAAGTCCCGACAAAGATCTTACTCCGGAGCAACTTGTTGATAAATACTGGAAGCGTACCTATGAAAGCATTTATGAGCAACTTCCTGATATTAATCCAAAGCCGTGGTTTATATGGTCAAAAGATTATTTCGATGGGTATTATAATCAAATAATGCTCGATCTGTTTGATCTTCTTGTAAACGATCAAAATATGAAACTTGTAGAACAACATAGGCATGTTCCTATAAATAGGTCGAAGGGGAAAGATATAATTTATCTGAGCGCCGATATTTGCAATGAGTGTGATCAAATTGGTGAAAATATACGCAAGGCATGTATTCCGCCATGGATAGAGGGAGAAATTTATGGATAAAATTGTTTGTTTACCAATTACCTATGAATTCGGAGGGGAGCTTCTTAAAAATGTTTATCATGTTAACGGCATAGACAAATATAAGATTGTTTGCCACGAAAAGGGTAAAGAGTGCCTTTATCCAAGTGCGGATGAAAGATTTTACGTTGAGAAGAATATGTCGGACGATGATATAAGAAATAAATTTGGAAAAGATTATAAATTTGTCCATGCTGGTGGTCACTGTCAAAAAGCAAAACCGTTTATTCCGGAGGTCAAAAAATTCGGCTTTGAAGCAGATGTTGTTTTTTTCCCGAGAAAAAAGGCCAATAATGCTCAAATGAATTGGGATAAGTGGGATAAGTTTGTTTATCAACTTCAAAGCAGAGGGGTAAGGCTCTTTGCAGCCGGCCATCCGGATTATAGTTATCATTTTAAATGTGCGAGTGCCTGGGATTATGATAATTATTTAGAATCGACTGTATATGCTATAAAAAACAGCCCGATAAGAGTGGGGCTCATTACTTCATTAACAATTCTTTCTCTAATGTGTGGGAAAGATCCCTGGATTTTAACGACTCCAAAGGGAGACAAAGCTGATATTGCCAATGTTGGTCCCAATGCTGGATATTTAAGATGGGCAGATCATAAAAAAGTAGGGTGGAGGCTTATCCCTCACCTTGACGATATAAACCATATAATTTTTGAAATCAGGAGGAACCACTATGAGTCTTTTCAGTCATAACCCAACAGCGTTTAAAAGTCTGTTGGCAGAAAGATCAAATTATAGGGACACAGATTATAAAACGTGGTTGATCGATCTGAAAAAACCGCCAGGAATGTTAGAAATTTATGCCCAACATTTA